CCGCAGACTGGCTAACGGGGGTGCTCGTGGGCCGGGCAGAGCGCAAATTGTACATCATCCATGTAGCGCGGCTGAAGGGGCCGTGGAGCACGGCGAAGGAGCGGATCATCGAGGTGATGTTGCGGGATCCGGCAGCGGTGCGGCAGGGGGTAGAGATCAGCGGCCAGCAGGGGGGCTATTACCAGGAAATGCGCGACGATCCACGGTTGATGGGAAGGAGCATCGAGGGCGTGAATCCACAGCACGTGGGCAACAAGCAGGTGCGCGCGCAGGTGTGGGCGAGCCGGATCATAGATGGATTGGTACACCTGGTAACAGGCAATGGCTGGAACGTGGATGTGTTTTTGAACGAGTGCGCGCTATTCCCACTGGGGAAGCACGATGATCAGGTGGATGGGGTCAGCGGCGCGGTGCAGATGCTCGGTGAGGCGGTCGTCGAGGAGATGACGAGTGAGGAGCCGGACGCGGATTTCGGTGGATATGGGGAAGCAGTAGACGGTAGACGATAGACGGGTAGAGAAGACTTGCGAGGAGAGGGGATTCCTCCTCGAAGACTCGTCGGAATGACGGCGATGGGAGTTGGGGAGATGCGATGTCAGTATTGGCGCGGATGTGGGGGGCTATGAGTACAGGTTGGAAAGCGGCGCTTAATGCGTGGAGAGGTGATACTGCGGATAGTATCACGACACGCTCTGCACGCTACGAGGTACTGTGGGGGTTCTACCTCAACGATATCTACGATGAGGCGGTGAACGATCTCGCGGCGGTGTACAAGCGCCAGGAGGGGTTATATACGGACATCGTAGGGCTTTACAATCCGGTGGCCCGGCTGGTCGATTTCTATGTGGCAAAGCTGGCCGGGGGCGCGTTGTGGCCGCCGCAGGCTGACAATGTTTTAGTGCGGCGGGGGATGGGTGCATTCCCGTTGATTTGTGACGAGGCGACGCGGGAGGCGATTTGGCGCATCTGGGCGTGGAGCGATTGGCAGACGAAGAAGGGCCTGTGGGTACGGTATACCGCGGCGATGGGGGATAGTGTGTTGCAGGTGACTACGCCTCCTGGCCAGGTACGGATCGAGGTGCATCACCCGCGCGAGCTGACTGAGGCGGATTTCGAGCGCGATGGCAGCATCTCCTATGCGGTGATGGAGTACACGGCAGCGGAACGCGACGCGACGACGGGCCAGACGCGGCTGTATATGTTCAAGCAAGTTTTCACGCCTGCGTGGATGCGGACGTATAAGGACGGGATGCCGTGGGATTACGTCAACAACACGGCGAAGGGTCCACTGTGGGAGTGGGAGAATGCCTACGGGTTCGTGCCGCTGGTGCTGACGCGGCATCGGGAGATCGGGCAGACGTGGGGCGCGTGCTGCTTTCACCATGTCATCGACAAGATCGACGACGTGAATGACCTGGCCTCGCACCTGGGGACGCAGATCAGGAAGGCGGTACATCCACAGTGGGTGTCTTATGGGACGAAGGCGGGCGCGGGGATGGAGCGCAGCGATAAGCTGTGGCATCATCCGAATCCACAGGGGCGGGTGGAGGCGCTGGTTGAGAGCATCGACATCGCGGCAGTGACGGCAGAGATTCAGCAGCGACTCAACGAGATCGAGAAGGATTGCCCGGAGTTGAAGGCCGGGCGGGTTGGAGATAATGCCAGGGACGTGAGCGGTCGGGCAGTGGCGCTGCTGGCCGGGGATGTGACGGACCGGGTGACGGAGGCGCGGGGCCTCTATGACGCGGCGTTGGTCAAGGCACAGGCGATGGCGTTACAGATGGGCGCGCAGAACAAGCTATGGCCGCAGGGGGATTTTGAGCACCGGATTGGAGAGAGGCCGATCTTCCCTCCCGATGAAGTGGAGTTGCTGACGTTGGAGACGCAACGGCTGGCTGTGGAAGCGCAGAAGATGGCGATCGAGCAGCAGAGGGCGTTTGGGCTGGGGAGTTAGTGTATGGATGTCAGGGCACGGGTGATGGAGATTAATGCGGCGCGGCAGCAGGCGCTGGATCGAGTCGACAGGGAGTTGTCGCGCGAGCTGTCGCGGGTTTACGAGGCGGCGCGGCGCGAGCTAGAGGGGGTGATCCAGAATCGGCGGCGGCAGTTGGCGCAGGTGCGCGGGACGGGGCGCAACGAGGCGCTGACGTTGGAGTATCTGGCGCGCGATGAGACGCTGTATACGCAGGTGGATGCCCGGATGACGGCATTACGCAGTGAGGTCGGCGATCGGGCGCGGATCGCACAGGTGCGCGGATTGGAGATCGGGCAGGCGACGGCAAAGGACGAGTTGGACGCAACGACACGCGGGCTGGATATGGGAGTGTATTTCAATCTAGCGCTGATCAACTTCGGGACGATCGAGATCGGATTGGAAGAGGCGCTGGTCGCGTTGGAGACGCAGGACGCGGCACTGGCGCAGGCGTTGCGCAGCGGGCTGCGGCTGGGGCTGATCCAGGGTGAGAGCTTTGACGACCTGGCGCTGCGGTTGTGGGGCACGGACGCGAGCGTGTTCAGCCGGGGATTGACTTCGGCGCTCCTGGGCGCGCGGCGCAGTGTGATCACGGCGGAAAACGGGGCGCGGGACCTGGTGTACAAGCAGTATGCGGAGCAGATTCCAGGGCTGATGAAGCAGGCGGTAGCGGCGATCAGCGGAGAGACGACGGAGTGCTGCTTGCGGGTGCACGGGCAGATTCAGCCGCTCGACAAGCCGTATCAGTTGACGGGCGATCCACGATTCGCGGATGAGATGATGTATCCGGCGTTTCATTGGAATTGTAGGACGTGCAGCGTGGCGTATCATCCCGATTTCGAGAAGGGCAGTCGGATGACGACGAGCGGAATGATTGAAGCAGCAAAGGAAGAGTTAAGAGTTAGGAGTTAAGGTTAAGAGGATGGAGGTGGAATGATGTTTGGACGGCGAGGATGGGGGATGTATCGCGCGGCTGATTCCGGTGGAGCCGGAGCTAGTGGCGGACCAGCTCCCGCAGACACTGAGAGTGGGCCAGTCCAGGGGGCTGGCGGGGATCCGTTGCCGGAGCAGGAACAGGGTTCCGAGGCGGGCGCGGATGGATGGACAGTGGAGAAGGCGCTGGCGGAGATTAAGGCGCTGCGGGCCGAGAACGCGAAGCACCGCAAAGCGAAATCCGAAGCTGAACGATTGGCTCAGGCAGCCGACGAAGCACGTTTGGCAGAGGAAAAGAAGTTCGCGGAGTTAGCGGACAAACGGGCAAAGGAACGCGATGATGCGTTGGCGAAGCTCCAGGAGATGGAACGGTCGCTGTGGCGGCAGAAGGCGGCGCAGGCAGCCGGGCTATCGCCGGAACTGGCGGAACGGCTGCGGGGAGATGATGAGGCGGCGATTATGGCGGATGCGCAGGCATTGGCGAAGTTGCTACCGGCAGTTTCCGCAGGACAGGGTGCGCCTCCAGGCCCGCAGAAGCGCCCAGCAGGGAAATCGGCAGAGGAAATGCAAGCAGAGGCGTTGCGGACAAAGCGACGCCGGTATGGGACACTATGAATAAGCAGGAGGTATGCGATGAGTCTGATCACGCGACTGGCAACGGCCAGTCTGGATGTTTCGACGGCCCGCAACGCGCCCCAGATCACGGGGTTGTACGCGGGCGAGGCATTGGACCTTTGCGCGCCGTGCTACATCAAGAGCAGCGACGGCAGAGTGTATATGTGCAACGCTACGGCAGATAATGAGGCGGCTGAGTTCGCCGGATTTTCGCCGCGAGCGGTAGCCAGCGGAGAGCCAGTGACGCTCTTCGGCTTGGGGACACGGATGCGGTACGCAAGCGGCCTGACGCCGGGCGATATCTACTATGTGGGCGCGACCGCCGGGCGGATCGACACGGCGCAGCAGGTGGGCGACCGGATCGGGGTGGCGATGGCGGTGAGTGACACGGACATCGTGGTCATCCGCTCGCACCCGAACTATCCGAGTGGGGCCATTGACACCGGCGACATTGCGGACGGCTCGATCACGCTGGCCAAGATGGACGATCTGGCGCGGGGCAGCATCATCGTGGGCGGAGCAAGCGATGTGCCAACGGCGTTGGACGCGAAGACGACGACGCAGATTCTGGTTGGCGACGGGACGGATCTGAAGAGTGTGGCGGTGAGCGGCGACGCGACGCTGGCGAACAACGGTGCGCTGACGATTGCGGCGAAGGCGGTGACGCTGGCGAAGGCGAAGGTATTTTTCAGCACAGAGATCACCGGGAACGGGAGCGCGCAAGAGACGGCGCACGGGCTGGGAGCGACGCCAGCGGGCGTGCTCGTTATCCCCTCGAAGTGGCCGTCGCCCTGCCCGGATAGTGCGTGGTCGCTGGAGCAGGGGTCGCATGATGGTACGAATGTTGTGGTGACGGCGACGGCCACACTGAAATACTACGTGATGGCGTGGGCATAGGGGTGATGAAATGGGTACCATAACAGGAACATACGACATCAATACGTTGCTGGCGACGCGAAATGCCAGTGTGGCTGAATTTGGTCTGGATACGGTGCAAACCGTGTTACAGGCAGACATCGCGGCGCACAATGCCGTGGTGATGGAAATGGTGAGCGAGTTGTGCGACATATCTCCAGACCGGCAGCGGGTGTATGGAACGAGCGCGGCGGGCGAGATGGTGGAAGTGGACGAGTACGGGCGCGCGCCTACGCAGCGCGTGTTGACCGGGGCGAGTGTGGGGTTCCCGATGCGGCTGTTCCAGTATGCGATCGGGTGGACGCGCAAGTGGTTTGAGTCGCGGACTCCGGCAGATATGGCGCAGGCGGTGCTGGGCGCGGAGTCGGCGCACCTGCGGGCCATTCAGCGGGAGATCAAGAAGGCAATCTTCCTCAGCGCCAACTATACCTTCAAGGATTTCCTGGTGGATAATGTCTCGCTCTCCGTCAAGCGGCTGCTCAATGCAGACAGCGCGGAGATCCCGGCAGGGCCGAACGGCGAGACGTATGATGGAGCGACGCACGATCACTACAACGCGGCTTCGACGCTGGCGGCAGCGGATTTGCTGGCGAATGTGAACGATGTGATCGAGCACGGGCACGGCGGGATGGTGAAGCTGGCGATCAACAAGGCCGACGAGGCTGCGGTGCGGTTGCTGACAGGGTTCACGGCGTATCCTGATCCGCGGTTGGTGCTGCGGGCCACGGATGCACCGGGCGAGACGCTGGATATCAGTCGCCTGGACAATCGCGCAATCGGCATCTTTGGCGGCGCGGAAGTGTGGGTCAAGCCGTGGACTCCCGCCAACTACTTCCTCGCGTGGGATGCGGCCAGTCCCAACAAGCCACTCGTGTTCCGGCAGCGGGCGGCCACTTCGTTGCAGGGCCTGCGCATTGCAGCGGACATCGATGATTATCCGCTGTACGCGCAGTATATGGAGGCCGAGTACGGGATCGGCGTGTGGACGCGCACGAACGGCGCGGTGTTGTATGTCGGCGGATCGAGCTACGTGGATCCGACGATTACGTAGGTAGACGCGCGAGCGGACTCGCGGAGACGGTAGACGGTAGACGGTAGACGGTAGACGGGAGACGGGGGAGGGAGGTTTCCCCGTCTACCGTCAGAATCCCGTAGCGGGGAGGGTGTATGACTTGCACGTATGATGTGACGACGGATATCGGGCTGGTACGGATGGCTATTGGAGACACGGATTGCACGACGGCGCAGTTGAATGACGAGGAGATCACGGCGCTGCTGGCGCTGGTGGACTCGTGGCAGGAAGCGGCGCTGCGGGCGGTTGATACGTTGATCGCTAAGTACGCGATGTCGAGCTATGACATCCGGCTAGGGCCGAGAGCGGAGAGTCGAAGCCAGATGATCGAGAATCTGAAGGCGCTCAAGGCGTATCTGGCGCAGAGCTATGGGATAGAGGGGACGGCATTGATGTCGCCGCTGAGCAGCGAGGATTTGACGTTCTCGTGGGTGGAAGAAGTGGACGGGGACGATTATGCGGGGGTGGTATGAGCGCGCTGAATTTTTGCACGCAGGTAGCATCTACAAAGCGCAGCCCGGCGGTGGCCGGGGGGAAGGTTGGAGAGCCGGTGTCGCATCTGACGGATATTCTGATTATGCCGTTGATGCCAGCGGGAGAGGACATCCGCGCGGAGGCGGCGTTGAATTCGCCCAGGGAGGCGAAGGAAACGTACTGCCGCGAAGAGGACATTATCGAAGGGGATCATTTGGTGGTCGAAGGCGTGGAGTATATCATCCGGTGGGTGGGGGAATGGCCCTGGCCGGATGCAAGCGAAGATTTTCACCGGTTGGCGATTGAGGAGGTGAAGTGAGATGATGGGAGCATTGACGGCGCGGGCGGTGCGGTATTGCACGGCAACGGATACAGCGAAGAGTTTGAGCGATTGCGGATTTACGGACGATGAGCTGGAGGGCGTGCTACAGGTGACGTTGACGCCGCACGGCGGCGCAATCAATTTGCTGACGAATGGCGACACGCCGACCAGCGATCAAGGGCACTATGTTGAAGATCACGGGCTGGCGGTCGTGAATGATGCGAACGATTGCGCGCGGATACAGATCATCCGCGCGGGGCAAGTTAGCTCAAAGGTAACAATTACGCTGTATGTGCCGTAGGCGGCAGACGGTAGACGGTAGACGGTAGACAGGGAGGTGGGTATGCCGGTAAGGATTACACGGCCAACGCAGTTGGATGAGGATGTGCTGACGCAGATCATTACGGAGTTGGCGACGCGATATGTGGTGCAGCAGATTGTGTTTCCGATTTCGTACACGGACGCGACAGGCGTGGTGGCGACGCTGGATGAGGATGTACTGGTGCTCGATCGTGTGGTGGTACGCACAACATCGTGGAATACGGATCCGTTGTTTACGCTAGGGACGGCGGCGCTGCCGGATCTATTGATCAAGGACAATCAGCACGCGCTGAATATGACGGGCGCGGGGACGGCGCGGATTGCGGGCGATGGGTATCGCACGACGGCTTCCACTCCATTGGTGGCGACGTGGAATCAGAACGGAGCGACGTCAGGCGCGGGTTATGTCGTCATTACGTATGTGAGGTTGGACCTATGAGCACGATCTGGAAAGTTCTGATTTGTGTGAGTTTGGCGTTGGCGGCAGTGGGCGCGGGGATCGGGACGGCGGCATTTCTGGGGCTGGATGTGGAAGTGGCGCAGGATGCCGATGCTCCGGTGATGATCGATTTGACGCAGGTTGTTTTGCGGTATCAGGACCCGATGCGAGGCATTGGGCTGGAGGAGATCACAGTACGGAGTGTGATCCAGGACGCGCTGTGGTACAGGATCAATGACACGCGCGTGGACGAAGAGACGCGCGTGGAGTGCTTTGCAATGGTGGGGTTGTTCCATGAGGGACGCGCGACGGAGATCACACAGGCGCAGTACGATATTCTAACAGCGGCGATTGCCGAGGTGTGGGGGCCGGGCGTAATTCAGAAGTTCAACGAGTTGGTGGGAGGGGAATAATGAGAACGATCAGCGGGCGATGGATGCGGTTGCTGCTGGCGCTGGTGTTGCTCGGCGCGATGACGCTGACGCTGCGGCACGATAGCGCGGCCTCGCCACGGGCGCAGAGCGGCGGAGGGACGTATTTCGATAGTATCACCGCCAACGGGGACGTAGATATTTGGGGCACGGGCGTGATCCGTGACACGAAGGATCAGTCGGTACAGGCGATGGTAACGAGCGGCGGCTGGAATCTGATGGCAACGGCGGGAGGCAGTCCCAACATCTATGGCGGAGTGACGGGGAATGCGATTTCGAGTGGCACGTATGGCGGATTCATCGGTGGCGGCGGGACGAACACGACCGGGGTGTGGGGCGGCGCGCCGCTCTTCAATACGATCGCAACGAACAGTCATTTCGCGTCGATTGTGGGTGGATTAAACAACAGTATCTACGCACGGTACGCGGCAATCGGCGGAGGCCACTCGAATGTCATCCAGAGTCCAGGGTATTACTCAGCGATAGGCGGCGGCATGTCGAACGAGATCAACGGGAATCTGGGAACGATTGCCGGGGGCTATGACAACTGGATAAAAACCGGGGGATGGAGCTTCATCGGCGGTGGATCCGGGAATGACACGAACGGGTCGATCAATACAATCGCCGGTGGTGTTGATAACTGGAGTAACACTGGAGCCTACACGTTCATCGGCGGCGGCGCATACAACAGCATTGGTAGCGGTGATGTGGTTAAGAACGGTTCGTACATGATCACAGCGACCGGGATAACACGCCGTTTCCCCATAGACTATCTGTTCTATATGAATGGTCCTTCCTATGGCGACTACTCGGTGATTGGCGGTGGATTTATGAACGGCGTGTCCGATCCGTTGTCCTTCATCGGCGGCGGTGGGGAGAACTGGTCGATCAGCATGTACACGCGCACGGTCACGAGTCCATATCAATTGGTTGAGGATCAGAACGGATGCTATACCAGCACGATCACGATTCGTTGTCCGTCGCGATACAACGTCATCACCGGAGGCCGGTGGAACGAAATCAACAATGCGTATGTCGCGCCGGTGGAGGGATTGGTGAACACGTGGTGTCAAACTAGCGGTTATGCCGTCATCGGGGGCGGGTATCTGAACACGATCACGGGGACTGTGGCACAGGGGACGACGATCGCCGGTGGCATCGGTAACACAATCACAGGAACCTACGGGACCGTTGGCGGTGGCATCACGAATACAGTATCCGGGTTGTATGGCACCGTTCCTGGGGGCAGACTGAACTCGGTGACGGCAAATTATGGGTTCGCAGCAGGTTATCGCGCGACAGCAGCGCATCGCGGGGCGTTTGTGTGGGCCGATAGCACAGACGCTGCATACCAGTCAGTAGCACCAGACTCGTTCAATGTACGCGCGTCCGGCGGGGTGACGCTGACGACCTCCGGGGCCGGCCTGGCGCTGGATGGGCCGGTGATTGTGGATGGGTGCTATGGCGCGAAGACGGCGTTCCCCCGGGCCTTTGTGGAGCGGGGGGCGCGGATGGTGATCTCCAGCAGGGAAAAGACCTTTGACCGGCGTTATGGATTGGGCGAGGCCGGGAGGATTGGGCGCGACCTGGTGCGGGCGTTGCGCGATGGCCGGGATGTGCGGTCGGCGCTGCGGGGGGAGTTTGAGGTTGTCGAGCGGCAGGTGTAGAGCAGGATTGGCGGAATGGTAGGATTAACAGGATTTTCGGAATGCCAGGATAGGTAGGGGATGGGGCATTATACTGGGCAGGTATTGGCGGTGACGTTTGGCGGGGTGCCGCTGCCGGGGATTCGGGAAGTGAGTATCCCGGAAGAGCATCCGGCCCCGGATACGACGCACGCGCCAGATGCGCACGGGCAGGGCATTCAGGGCGGGATCATATATCACAATGGCTGCACGATGCTGTTCGTGGATCAGAGCGGGGAGACGAGTTGGGACGCGCTGCCGGGTGGGACGGTAGGGACGCTGGCAATTTATCCAGAGGGGATCGCGGATGGGAAGCGCAAGATCACGATGCGGATTGTGATCACGAACCGCGATCGGCTGATGAGTTATGACAATGCGGTCGTGTTCACAGTGACGTTTAATGCGACATTGTATCGCGCGGGGATCAGTGGGGAGATGAAGGCGTTGTATGTCGCCACGACTGCGGGCGGTATCTTTATGACGGATAATTTCACCGCGGCAGACGATCCCGCTCAGCCGATCTGGACAGCGGTGAATGGCGGGTTGGGCGTTCTCACGATTCATAATTTCGATCTCGATCCGTTCGATCCTTACGGTCGGCAATTATGCCTCACGAAGACGGAAGAAACGGCGTATATCCGTTATGGTGCGGGAAACTGGGTTCCGTTGATTACGCGGGCGCAAGTGCGCGCAGCTACAAACGCCAGTGCTGTGGTACGGTGGGTGACCGCGGATAAGGCAGTTGGGGGGCGGGTGTGGGTCTATGCGGTTGTGCCAAATTTGACAGAACAGGGATTTGCTTATTGCGGATTTACGGACAATGATGGGGCTGTGTGGACGTGGCGAACGAATCTGGATACAACGAGTGTGATGCGGGCGGGAGGCAATTTAGTTGCAGCCGGGGATATTTTGTGGCGCGCAAGCAACGACGGGTTAGGTGGATTAGGACGGGTTTCATATAGCGCCAATAACGGAGCGACGTGGATCAAATCCGCGTCGTTGGGATCGAGCGTGTGGACGCCCTTTGTTTATGTCAATCCGTTTGGCACTGTCTATGTTCCCGGCAACGGGATCGGCGGGCCGGATTTGGTGCAGGTCGATACGGCATTGACGTTGACTGTTTTGCAGAACGCGCTCGATCTGGGCGGACCGGCTACGACAACCAGGGATTCGCAGATGATGTGGTTTTCGGCTAACAGCGCGGGGTATCAACGCATTTTGAAAGACGGAAAAATATATGCTACTTTAGACGGCTGGGCAACGGTGGTCACTGCTACTCCACCATATCTACGACAATACTGGAATTTTGATAGTTTGGTTGCGCCGATGACAGGGAATGAAGACGCGATCATTTGCGGGCCGCGTGCGGCGGCGGTGGCACAAGGACAGACGCATCTTATCTATGCGGTGGATGGCGATACCGGGACGCCGGTGGGAAAGGCGGGCGCAGACGTGGGTGGCGGGGTGGATAGTATTCCCACGGCGGCGAAAGGGCTGGCGCTGAACGGGATTGGAGCGGTGATTTTTTGAGTATTGATATTGAGATCAAGGGATTAGCAGAGACGCAGGCGCGGATGGAGCGACTGCTGGAGGAGATTAGCGCGCAGGGCGGGCTAGAGGCGATTATCGCAAAGGGGACACTACGCGCGCACCGGTACGCGGTGGGGATCACGCACATTATTTCCGGGCGGTTGAAGAATAGCCATTTTCCACAAGTGACGGCATCGGGAAATCAAGTGTATGGCACGATTGGCACAAATGTGGTGTATGCGACGATCGAGCACAATCGTGGGGGCGATCACGCTTTCTATAAGCGAACGGTGGACGAGGACGGAGCGGGGATTGTAGCGATGATGGAAAACGATATTGCGGCGGCAGTGGCGAGGGCGAACGGATGAGCGCGCCAGATCGGGAGGCACTACGTGTGGCGCTGGCGGGCCTGTTGACGACAACGGGAACGTGGCAGGCGGTTTACACGAGCCAGCCGAAGACGTTCGACGGGCAGAGCCCGGTCGCAACGGTGCATAATGGCCCGGCGCGATTCGAATTCCTGGCGGCGGGGCACGCGCCCCAGGCGTATTTCTATCAGTTTGTGGTGACGAATTACGCGCGACGCGGGCCAGATGATGACGAGGCCGCGGCGGAAGCGCAGATGGACGCGCTGTTGATGGAAGTGCTCGATGTGGTCGATACGCACCGGCGCGAGGATGCGTGGACGCTGTTGGAGATTGTAGGGGCATCCGCCCCGGATTATTACATCGTGGATGGGGTGCAGTACAGGGCTGAGGCGGTAACGCTGGAAGCCGTGGTCAGGCTATAACAAGGCGGAGAACAGGGTTTTCAGAACGTTAGGATAGGAGACAGGAGGCGAGATGGCACATTATACGGGGGCATTGTTGGCGGCGGAGATCGGGACGGGGCCGACCGCGTTGCCAGGGATTCGAGAGGTGAATATCCCGGAGGAGCATCCGGCGCCGGACACGACGCACGCAGCAGATACGCACGGGACGAGCATCCCAGGCGGGATCACGTACCATAATGGCTGCACGATGACGTTCGTAGACGATTCTGGAGAGGCGAGTTGGGATGCACTGGCGGGCGGAACGGCGGCGACGCTGGTCGTGTATCCAGAGGGAAAGACGAACGGCAAGCGGATGATCACCATGGCGATTGTGGTGACGAACCGCGACCGGGTAGTGGCGTATAACGACGCGGTGGTGTTCACGGCGACGTTCAACACGACGAGCTATGCAGAGGCGAACTACACGGCGCCGTAGAGCAGGAATTTCAGAAGGCTAGGATAGGAGGCGAGGACAAGAGATGGCACATTATACAGGGGCATTGTTGGCGGCGACGCTGGCCGCAGCGCCGTTGGCGGGAATTCGAGAGGTGAATATCCCGGAGGAGCATCCGGCGCCGGACACGACACACGCAGCGGACGTGCACGGGACGAGCATTCCGGGTGGGATCACGTACCACAACGGCTGCACGATGACGTTTGTGGATGATCAGGCGGAGGCGAGTTGGGACGCGCTGGCCGGGGGGACGACTGGGTCCCTGATCGTTTATCCAGAGGGAAACACGGGCGGCAAGCGGAAGATCACGATGGACATTGTGGTGACGAACCGCGACCGGGTGGTGGCGTACAATGACGCAGTGGTGTTCACGGTAACGTTCAACACGACGAGCTATCTGGAAGGGACGGTCTGATGGCAGAGTATGAGATCGATTTGAGCGCGCTGACGGCGGCGGATGTGGCCGATTTGCTGGCTGCAGATCAGGGCGATCTGTTGAAGGCTGACGCGCTGCTGCGACGGTGCGTGAAACCGGGGCTGGAAGAGATCCCGCTGGCGGAATGGAACGAGGTGCGCAAGGCAATGGTGCAGCAAGCCATTGCTGAGATTTTTCGCCCCCGCGCGTAGCCAGGGGTTGTTTTTCGTCCATTTGCTGGACGCGGTGCGCTTCAACCGGCACCCGCTGCCTAAGGAGGTGGTGGAGTTGGAGTTGATGGCGTTGTATCATTGCGGGCCGTGGGACTTGGAGCGCGTAAGCGCGACGCGCGCGGCCCGCGATTTGTTTGTCAGCCGGATGCTGCGGAAGATTGCGGGGATGTAGCGCCAGAGGACTGGCGTAGACGGTAGACAGGGAAGAGAGAGATTCCTCGGCGGACCTCGGAATGACGGAGAGAGAGTATGGGGAACAAGATTCAGTTAACGATTAGCGCAGAGGATCAGGCGTCTGGGCCGTTAGAAAAGGTCCAGGACGGTCTGGACGGCGTTGGTGATGCCGGGAAGAAAGCCAGCGAGGGAACGAAGAAGACGGGGATATCGCTGACGGACCTGAAGAGCGGGATCGATATGGCAGTCGGCGCGTTCAATATGTTCAAGGACGCGGCGGAAGCGGCGTTCAATTTTGCCGCAGAGGGGGCAGCGATCAACCAGACGAAGGCAAGCTTCGAGGGGCTGGGGCTGTCGATTGACGCGCTGCGGCAAGCCTCCAATGGCACGGTCGATGATATGACGCTGATGGCAGGATCGTTGACATTGATGGCCGGAGCGACTGGGACAGTGCAGGAACATTTCGCCAGCGCTACACCGCAATTGATGGAGATGGCGAAAGCCGCAAGTAAGTTGAATCCGACGTTGGGCGATACGTCGTTTATGTTTTCGAGTATTGCGACGGCAGCTAAGCGGCAAAGCGCCATGATCGCAGATAATCTCGGCATTGTGGTCAAGCAGGAAGAGGCTTATCAGAAATACGCGGACAGTATCGGGGTGGCAGTTACGCAGTTGACGGATGAACAAAAGCAAATTGCGTTTTTGAATGGGCTATTGGAGGCGGGGAACGTACTGCTCGAGCAGGCCGGGGGCAGCACGGAGAGCGCGGCGGATGGATATGCTCAATTAACGGCAGAATTAAAGAACATGATGGCTACGGCGAAGGCAAATGTAGCAACCGGGGTGCAGCCAATGATCAGTAATATGGGGCTGTTGATGACGGCAATGCGCGAGACTGGGACAAGCACACAGGGTGCAGGGGCCAGTATCCAGTTTTTGAAGACGCTGTTTACGGGGACAAGTCCAGTGATTGAGGAATATCGGGCTAATCTGGCGGCGGCAGCGGCGGGGAATGCGGCGGCGGCGCAGGGGTTCAGTGACGTGGGGATGAAAGCCTTCGAGATTGGAGAGACGGTAGAAACGGTTACTCCGCAAATTGAGGATTTGACTGAGGAGGTTATCAATTTAGGGAATGCCAAGGAACATCCCGCTGCATTAGCAGGTGCTTTTGATATGCTGAGGAGTGCAATCCAGGGGAGTCTTGGCTCTGAAATAGACAAGTTCAATGAGAAGCAACAGGACGCGCAGGCGCGCGTTGAGGAGTTGAATACTAAAATAGCATTATTGGAGAGCAAGCGCTATTTAACCGAAGCACAAAAGAATGAGCTTCAAGAATTGCGCGGCGAACTCGACAATTCGAAACAAGCTGTTTTAGATAACGCAGCATCCCACGAAGAGGCTACCAAACGTATTTTATTCGGGTTTATGGAACAGAGATTAGCGATGGATGGTTTAACGCAGGCCGAGTTGATGGCGTTACAGGAGGTTGCTAGTCAGTGGGGATTGATAGATCAGGCGACTCTCAGTGCAATGAAGGGAATAGATGGGGTTGCCAAATCATTTGAGAGTGGCAAGACCCCGATAGACGAATTTGGTGCGCAATTGGCTGAAATTGGAATCATTTTATCTGGTTTGCCGCGGGAGCATACGTTTGTGATGAACTATGTAGAAACAGGCGCAGGCCCAGGTGGAAACTCTGGATGGAAACAAGATGCGAAAAACCGAGAACAGATGTACGCAGAGGGCGGGCTGGTGGCCTCGTCGGGGCTAGCGCTGGTGGGTGAGGAGGGGCCGGAGTTCGTGCATCTGCCTGCGGGGTCCAGGGTGATACCGGCAGATCGGACACGACAGATACAGCAGAACGGCGGGATAGGTGACGGCGGGGTGGTGATCAACGTGCAGGCGACGATCAATAACGGGATGGATGCGGAGTTGTGGGCCAATCGGATCGCGGAGATTGCCGGGCAAAGGACGCGATCCAGGGCGATGGGGGTGGTCTAATGGCGTGGCAGTTTCAAATTTGTCGTATCGAATGGACGCCGAGCGGGGAGACGGTAACGTGTACGGATATCGGCGCGTCGGTGTTCGAGTATTTTCCCAGCTCGCCTCCGTTGGGGATCGTGCGGACGCAGGGACGGCAACGGGGCAGCACACCGATTACACACACGGCACCCAATGTCACGGAGACAGTGCGGGTGAAGTTTGCGGCCGCATCGTTCTGGACGGGGTTCCGCGCGCTGGAGACGGCACTGGAACGGGCGCTGTTATGGGCAGAAGGTGACCGGCGCGATATGCGAGCCGTGGTGCGATTTTGCGATTCGGCACGGCACGGGACGACGTATTACGAATCGCCGTTGATCGACGGGCGGATCACGCTGGAACGCGGGCCGGTGTTGAGCCTGGCGTGGGAGCGGGGGCCGTATTGGGTTGGGCCGGAGGTACCACTGCCGGTCGTGAATAATTGGGTGACGTATAGCGGCGAGGTGACGCCTGGAGAAGGTGGATATTACGATTACGCGCAGGTGACCAATGCGGATGACGGGACGGCGACACGCTGCAACTGGGTGGTGCTGACGCCTCCCAGCGGGGATGTACCGTCACCCGTGCGGTTACGCATTCAAAACAATTATATAACTGGCAGATTGAAGACGGTACGGGTCGGGTGGAATGATCGCCCGCAGGCGCTGGTGTTGGAAGGGGAAAATAGTGAGACCGGGCCGACGATTACGAATGGAACGCAATATAGCAATATGGCGATCGGGGCCAGTAACAGGTTTCAATGGAAAATTGAGCAGACGTCGGTCCGCGATTTCAGCGGGCCGTTTCAGGTATGGGCTAACGGGAGATTGTCTGGATCGACGTGGCGAGTCGCTTCTGGATACGCGCTGACGCGGAAGCAATATGGCACGCGGGCCGCGGTAGATGGGGAAAACGGGTGGACGAATCTGGGGTCGTTATCGTTTCCACCTGGTGGATATGTGCATCCGGCGCGGTATCCAGTGACGGTGTGGTTGGACGGGTCCGGCACGGGGTCGCTCGATTTTCTATTGTTTTTGCCGCAGCGCCAGCACCGGTGGTTGTCATTTACGGAAGGATATAACTGTCAGCCGGGGGCGTGTATTGAGGACGATGGATGGCGCAGGGAGTTAGTGTTGGAGCATGATGGGCAGCGTGTGCCAATCCTGGAAGGATTTGGCGAGCCGCTGATGGCGTGGCCGAGTGGTCTACTGCCAGGAAACGCCAGACAGATGTTGACGTTTGCGCTTGAATCGGATAGTGAGACGGCTGAAGCGGATCGGTCAGCGATTGTGCAGGTGTTCGCCAGACCGCATTATCGGACGTTGCCATAAGCGTTGGGACTAAATGGACAGATTACAGGTCATTGCGCGTTTGGAGCGGTGGGGACCGGTCGATATCACGGATATGCTGGCGAACTGGCGTTTTGGAACGCGCGCGGGTATAGGGTTCGATGTGGCTGATATCACGGTCGAGGGACCGGAGTCAGGACTGTGGGTGTTACAAGATCACGGGGCCGAGGATTCACTGGAGTTCTGGGGCGATGGCAACTTGGCCTGGGTAGGGCTATTGGCAGGCGGTGGATTGCAAGGCGCAGGCAGCACGTTATCCGTCTTACAACTGACAGCGGAGGGCAAGGGGCTGCGTTTGCGCGATCTGGAGGTGTGGCGGGTATTTGCCGATCCCGATTATGGGCGCTGGTTAGCAGATGACAATTTGAAGGAAGGCTGGTCGGCGGACAATAACAATCGCGTGTTTGTGGGAGCTTCAGGGACGTTTATCACCGGGGATGAATCGGCGGTACGCTATCCAGATGCGGAGACGGAGTTGGGCGGCGCGATCGTGAAGGTGGAAGCGCTGGCAGCCCTGGCGATTACCAGCGGTAGCTGGGTTGCCGAGGTCCGTGACGATGCCGGGAATGTACTTTGGACATCTTCTGTGGGCACAGAAAAGACGTACACGCTCTTCCTGGATGGCGCAACGGGTGGCACGTTCAAATTGGGGGACGGTGATGGCCTGGAAACTGCCGCGCTGGATTACGATGACCTCGCCGCGGATATCGAATCGGCATTACAGACGGCCTACAGCGACGCCACGATCACCGTTGCCGATGACACCGATTTCACGATTACGTTTCCCACCGGTGGGCCTGACCTACAGATCACGGATAACAGTTTGACCTACGCGGCGACCGGAACGCCTACATGCACGTTGCTCAGCGATACGGAAGTCATCGATGAGGTCGTGGCAGATGCTGAGGGGCTGGTCGTAGCATTGCGCGCCACGGCTGATGGGGCAGGGGAGGCGACATTGCGGCTGACGCAGATTACAGTACGCCTGGTTGATCCGTGTACCAGCAGCGATATTGTGGAGGCTCTGCTCGCCGCATATGGGGGAATGGAGACGGACATCAGCGCCAGTGGGGTACAGGTGGATCGTGCTGCGTGGCAGGGCGAGAGCTATCTGGAAGCAATTTCGGATATGGCGGCGTTAGGCGATGGCACGGCAGCGTGGTTGTTTCAAGTGTATGACGATACGGCATCGTTAGGACCGTGGCCGGAGACGGCGCTATGGCGATTGGAGCGCGAGGATCTGACGCAGTGGCGCGTGGAATGGCGGCGTGATGCAGTGATCAACGCGGTGCGCGCAGAATTGCCGGATGGGTGGCGGTCCAATTGGATTACAGATACGGATAGCATCGCCCGGTGGGGGCGGCGAGAATTGACGCTACGTTTGCCGATGACGACACGGACAGAGGCGGAGATACTGGCGGCTGTCTATCTGGATGAACGGGCCTGGCCGTTGGCGAGCTTGCAGATCGAGGCGGGGTCACGGTGCCGGAAGGTGGATCGTAGCACTGCCTGGCCGATATGGCTGATCCGGGCTGGCGATAGCGTGGTGCTCCATGATCTACTGCCAGATGAAGACCGCGTGATTCAGGTCGCAGAAACGGAAATGTCTGCGGGAGGAATGCGGATCACGCCGCGGGGTGTCGATACGCGCTTAGATGTGATTTTAGCTGGAATGGAGCGGAAACGATGAAGACGATTGCAATTACAGTTAAGAGCTTCGCGCGCACCACGCGGAAGATTGTCGGCGAGGATGCGGACGTCCTGCCGGCGGGCGGGATATTGCTCTGGCCAGACCCGGCGATCTATGATGTGGTGCTGCTGTTTTTACATCCACGAGCTGATGGACTGGCCTGGGTAGACGATGCCGGGCTAGACGTATTGACGGTTGAGGATGTGGAGAGGTTACCCATTGCCGGCAGTGTCGTATTTGTGGGGGCCTGTTATGGCAGCGAGAATACGGCGTTGCTAGATGCGTTGTGGAAAGCCGGAGCGAAGGCTGTCATCCACGGGGCAGGCTTGAATTATGGCGGCAGTGACAACACACTAGCGGGTGCGGATGTACTGGCATCCGCATTGATCAATGCGCTACGAATGGGGATGCCGTTACAACTGGCGTGGGCGATCGCGCGGAAGATAGCGCTGATCGCCTCTATTCGGCATACACCCGGCGCTGAGGATGCGCTGGAATACAAACTAGAGATACGACGAGAAGAACGTGAGCGTAGCGAAAGGCGTGGTGTTATGGCCGGGTTAGCGGGATTACTGGCGTTGATCATAGGGATTCTGTGGAGTGGGGGGGATGGCGGCGGCCTATTGACAACGTTCTCATCGATTCCAGAACCACCGGCTGGTATTACATGGTGGCAGAAAGATTTGTACAGAAACAGTTATTTGATTGACTGGGATACGGCTGTCCCAATTACAGGGACTGATACGTTGCGGATTATCGATACGATTACGGCTACGGCTGTAACAGATTTTACGTTGGTGGAGGAGTGGGATACAAGCGCAATTACAATGACAAGCGTGGTGACAACGGGAGGTGGAACACTAGACTATGGTACAGGCGTTGTCACGTGGACTGTGGTGAGTGCACTATCCACACCGTATGAGATAGAGAAACTTTGGAGTACATTATCTGGAGATTGGACTGAGACAACGATCACAGAGACGTTGACGACAAGCGGTGGATCGCAGGTTGTCTATATTGATTTAGAACATGAGGGATGGACACCGACACCTGTGCCAACGCGGACGCCGTGGTATACGCCGATCCCGTGGGCAGAGACACCCTATCCGACATCGACGCCGTGCGCGGGGATTGGGTGTGTGCCCTATGATGAGTTACCAGGGATTGAATATTATATATGGTTGCCGTTGGTGATGCAGGATTACGGCGGTGGTATGAGTTATGGCGGGCCTGCTCCGATTCCGTAGGGGCGTAGGCAGACGTAAAGAGCGGAATAGGAAGGCACTCTCCACTTGGAGAGCGCCTTTTTTTTATTTGCGCCGCATATTGGCGACCGGGCTGGCAAGGGCGTGGGCTTGCTCGATATCAGCCTCGGCAATGGTGAGGTAGGTTTCGACCATGTGCAGGGTTGTGTGTCCCAGGATTTTGCGCAGGGCGTAGATGTTGCCGCCGTTGCGGAGGAACATCACGGCGAAGCTATGGCGGAAGCGATGTGGGTGCGCGTCGGTGACGCCGGCCAGGGTGCCGAGCGTGTCGATGAGCTGATAGAGGGCGTTACGGGTGAGGCTGGTTCCCTGTTTGCTGAGGAAGGTGGGGGAATCTCCAGGCGCATTATCCCGTGCGGTGAGGATGTATTTCATCATAGTGCGCCAGGTCTGATCGCTGAGAGGAATGGTGCGGGTTTTGTCGCCCTTACCGGTGACGGTGATCTGGCGGTTCTTGCTGTCAAGATCACGGATACGCAGGTCGCACAGTTCAGACGCGCGGATGCCGGTATCGATCAGCAGATAGAGAATAGCTTTGTCGCGCAGTTCGGTGGGACGGGTGTTCGAGGTTGTGGCCCCGCTGCGATAGTGGGTATAGTCGCGGCTGCCACTGCACGCAGCGACCATAGCATCGAAGTCGCGTTGGGAGAGGGGAACAATGTCAGTCTGCTCTGGCTTGGGACGCGGGATGCGGCGCATGATGTGCTCGGCGGCCTCGTCATTTTTGACGGCCCAGGTCCAGAGCGCGGAATAGGCGGTATGATGATTGAGTAGCGTTTTCTTAGAGAGCTTGATCGGCTTGCGCGGGATGGCAGCATTTGGAACGCCGAACTCAGAGGCGGAGAGGTGAGCGAAGAATTCGCGATGGCATCAATATCGTATTTTCGCGGCATCAACTCGTATTTGGGTATTGACAGATTCTAGTAGATTATGGTATAATGTATTTGTAAACGACACGCTGTATTTATTCGGATACGTGGAGGGCAGAATGGCAGAACAAGTTTATTTGACAGTTTATACAGATGTAGAGGTAGTGAGGGAATTGGATACGTGGGCGGCAGAGGAACGACGCAGCCGCAATAACCTGGTGCAGTTGATCATCGCCGAGGCGTTGGATCAGTGGCGTGAGAAACGAGAGCTTCAGGCTGCGAAGCCTGCTGCAATGCTGCGGGATGTAGTGGCTGAGGCGGTGGCATAGGATGGCACGCGGGGATTGGATGAAGGAGCGCGATTTCTGTCTGGGCGCGGCAGCGGATTTTGTGATGCGCTACGGCAGTGCGTGTGATGAAATCGCGGCGAATGCAGTCCGGCTTCACTATCGTGGCGTTTCACCTGGTCGTGCAGCGGCAGCCTTCCGAGCCAGGCGCAAGCTCTCGCGTTAATGCAGCGCATTGCCTGGCTGCTCACATCGGCAGGCGCGCCTCTGCGCCCAGAAGATTTAGGCTAAGTACCGGAGTACCGGAAGATTGCCGGGAGATGCTGCTGCTATGGATTTCAGTGAACTGAAGCGGGTCTGGTTGGCAAGCTGCGCGAGCGCGAACACACGGCGCTCCTATGGCAAAGCGCTCGATGATATGCAGGCCGTCGTCGCTAAGCCGTTTGACGCGATTACGCGCGCGGATGCCGAGCGCTTCGCGGCACACCTGCGCGAGCAGGGGCTGACGGAGAGCACAGTCAACCTGCGGCTGGCAGCCTGCTCGTCGTTCTATGACTATGGCATCGAGCGATATACCACAGTCGAGAAGGGGAGAGAACGTGGGGCATTCGAGTTCAATCCATTCTCGCGTGTCAAGCGCGCGAAGGTCCAGAAATACGGGAAGAGTTTACCGCTCGAAACGGAACAGGTGCGGCGATTGCTAGATCAACCGGATCGTAGCACCGAACGAGGCGCTCGTGATTATGCGATGCTCCTCTTCGCAATCCTCACCAGCCGTCGCGCCAATGAGATCTGTCAACTGCGCTGGCGCGATATCGACGAGGGGTTCTATCAATGGCGAGGCAAGGGCGGCGTGGAACGACGTGACACATTGCCCGAGCCAGTCTGGGCAGCGATCGAGAACTACCTGCAACTCTCAGGGCATAGCATTGTCCCTGACGATCCAGTGTTCACATCAGAACGCTACATCCACAAAGCATTGTCCACCAACTGGTTCAACAGCATGGTGAAGCAGTACGCTGGCCAGGCCGAGTTGCCGGCGTGGGTCCACACTCATACATTGCGGCACACCGCCGCATCGTTGCGCAGACTTTCAGGCGGAGACATCCTGGAGATCAGCCGTCTGTTGGCACACAGCAGCGTGCGCACAACGCAGATATATGTGAACACCATGCTCGCCGAGGACAGCGGCTGGCTGGCAGCGTGGAAGCTGATTGAAGATAGTAGCAAAATAACGGCGCAAATTCCGGTCTTCATACCTGAAGGCGCGCGGGGCGTGGCTGTGGGAAACGCTGTCGGCCCCGTGGTGGCGGGGTGACTGTTGATAATGGGCATTATCACAAGTCGATTCAAGGCTAAATTGGCCGGTCGATGTGGTCGGCAAGGCTAAAACAAGCGCAGGGGGAACTCCCCCCTACGAGAAAAACGGCAACGGGCGATTTTGACTCTGTAACACACAATCACATCTGGCGGAGGAAACGTGGAAGACTTCGAAACCTATATCAACGATTTGAAAGCGCGGATTGATCTGCTCGCAGAGATAGGGGCAGATGAACCGCTAACGCAACGAGGGCGACAATACCGTGGGACACGCCACGATTCATTACAGGTTTCGCCAGAGGTGGGGCTGTGGAATTGGCATAGCCGGGACATCGGCGGCGACATCTTCTCCTGGTGCAAACATATCCGAGGGTGGGATTTCAAGCACACGGTTGAGGAGCTGGCGCGAAAGTATCAGATGCCGGAACCGGGGTGGGGACGCGAAAGCGCCCAGGCCAGGCTCGCAGCGCAGGCGCGTTCTGACGTATACGAGGCCGCCGTCAATGTGTTCAAGCGAATGCTGAAGGAATCCGAGGCTGGGGTGCGTTATTGCAAGGCGCGGGGATGGACCGGGGAGACGGCGCGCGACGAAGCGCTCGGCTATTGGACCGGCGACAAACAGGCATTGATGGATGAGTTCTCGATGCGCGGCCTGGATGCCAATACGCCGGTGGCGCGAGCACTGTTGACGATGCCAGCGCAGATGTTGGTGTATACGCACAGGGAGTGGGGCCGCCCAGTGTATTTCTCGACGCGGTTCCCGGCAACGTTGGAGGATGACGGTCAGGGGTTTGTGGTGTGGAACGCAATCACGGATCAGACAACACGGCTGGAATATGACGACAAAACGCGGGACGACCAACGCAAGAAGGCGTTGGAATTGAGCAAGCGGCATTGGAATTTGCCGCGCGATGCCAGCGGGGATCGCAAGCCCTATTGGAATTCGGTAGCGACGCCAGGCCACGGAGATGTGGTTGTGGTCGAGGGGCAGGCTGATGCAGTCACGCTGGCGCAATGGGGTATCCCGGCCGTGGCGTTGGCCGGGGTGCGGGTAGCGGAAACCGACGAAGGACACCGGATGCTGCTTCTACTGGCGAAGCACGAACGGTTGACAGTGGGGCTGGATCAGGATCAGGCCGGGATGGGCGGCGTATTGCCGCTGGCTGAATCGCTGGGGCCGAAGATTCACGTGGTCCGCTGGCCTGCGCACGATGTAAACGACTGGGCGGTGAATTTGGGCGGGGATGCTGCTACTGCTACGGAGTTGGTGGCGCGTTCGCCGCTGTTTGTGGAAGTCTTCGCCGCGCAGGTGGGGACGTTGGAGAATTCACAGCGGGAACGCGGGCTGCGCAAGTTGTTTGAGTTCATCGGGAAGTTGGATGCCTTCAGCCGGGATGTGATGCGCCAGGGCCTCGCGGATGCGGCGAAGGTGAAGCTGCGCGACTTCGACCGGCTATTGAAAACAACAGAGAAAGAGGGGGGTGCGGGGGGAGAAGGCGAGCCGATAGTATCAGTGCAGATCATCGGCGGGCTGGTGGACGGCAACCTGGTGGAGACGCTGCACATGCCGAGCGATGGCGGCGCCGGGGCGACCTCACGCACAGCCGGGAAGACGCTGCTCGCGGTACGCACACCAACTGGCGACATCCGCACGGCGGCCTATCTGGATAGCAATGGTATTCGCTATATGCCACCGGCACCGGAAAACCCCGTGCTGGTCGAGGGCGTGGTCCGGTTCGCGCCCCGGATCGGCGAGCTATACACAACGCGAGAGTTGGTGCGTAAGGTGCAGTCCGCGATCCACAAGTACATGGACGTGGATGTGTTCTATGAAACGCTCAGCGCCTATTACGTGCTATTCACCTGGTTGCACGATGCGTTCAATACGCTTCCTTACCTGCGAGTGCTGGGCGATGCAGGTACAGGGAAAAGCCGTTTCCTGCAGGTGGTCGGATCGCTGTGTTACAGGCCGCTAACCGTCACCGGCGCGGCGACGACCTCGCCAATCTTCAGGCTGATCGACCGATATCGCGGGACGCTGGTGATGGATGAGAGCGATTTCGGGAAAAGCGATGAAGCGGCGGACATTATCAAGATATTCAACACGGGTTATCAGCGCAGCCAGGGGATTGTGCTGCGCGCCGGGGCGAAGGAAAACAACTTCGAGCCGGAAGTGTTTGTGGTGTATGGGCCGAAAGTGTTGGCGACCCGGCAGCGCTTTCAGGACTGGGCGGTGGAGAGCCGGTGCATCACGAAGGAGATGGGCGGGCCGACGACCCGAGACGACATCCCCATTGAGCTGCCACGGGAGTTCTGGACGGAAGAGGTCCCAGACCTACACGCGCTGCTGCTGCGGTATCGCCTGGAGCACTGGAAACCGGAGATTGAGTTGGATTTCTCGCAGTTGGACTCGTCCCTGGAGCCGCGATTGAACCAGGTGATGCTCGCATTGGTGAGCATCGTGGACGATGAGGATTTGAAGGAGGACCTGCGTGGGTTTATGCGGCAGTACAACGCGCAGTTGATCGCGGAACGCGGTCTGACGCTGACGGCGAAGGTGCTGGAGGCCATTGTCGCACAATGGGAGATCGAGAACGAGAAAGACGAGGCCCACCGCGATATGAGCCTGAAGACGCTGGCGCATCGCGCCGACCAGTTGATGGACTTCGAGAACCTGGACGACGACGAAGAATATCAGGGACGCCGATTGACAGGGAAGAAGGTCGGGGAGATCGCGCGGAAGCAGCTTCAATTGCAGACGGCGCGCAGCAGCCAGGTGAACGGGCGGTACGAGGTCGTTTGGAACGATACGCGGATCACCGGCCTGCGGAAACGCTATGGCATCGATGATGCGCGGTTGCGGGACATCTGCGCGGCGATCTACGATCAGGAAGCGAAGGAGCAGGAACGCAAGGCGGCGGCGGCGCAGGCAGCCCAGAAGGCGTTTGGCGGCTAGGCTATGAACTTATGAACTTTATGAACTTTGTACAGGGTCACCAGGGGGTAAATTGAATTTCTGAAGAAACAGAGGCTACAGCAGGTAAAAGAGAATTATTTTTATCCCTGGTTGTGGCTGTACGAAGTTCATAAAGTTCAGAAGTTCATAAGAGTTAAGAGTTAGGGGTTAAGAGTTGCGGGTTAAGAAAGAAAATGCAAGTTTGTGCGACATTTCAAGGCAATTTCTATGAACTTATGAACTTCCTGAACATTGATATAGATAAAGAGGGTGTGTGAATTTTCGTGCTCTGGGGAGTTATTAAGATAATGATTTGGTTTTTACGACTGTTTCGGGCTGAAGTTCATAAAGTTCATAAGTTCATAAAAAGCAAGGGTGACATTGTAGGGTGACATTGGGAGGTTGTAAATGGTAGCAATGGATCGAAATCAGCAGGAAGCGCAAGTGCGATGTGTTTTAGAGATGATGGAGAGCCTGGCGGCACTGCTAGTGGATCGTGTGCAAGGTGATGCGCGGTTGCAGCGATGGGCTGGCAAGGTTGAGATGGTAGCGCGGGAATTCAAAGCAGTACCGCTGTGCGGCCAGCAGGCGCGTTGGCAGTCAGTGGAAAATAATGAGGAGGCCTAGAGACAATGAACGGCGAGATGGTGGCAAAGGCGTTACGACAGGTGGAGATGGGCGAGGCCGGGTTGAGCGAGGCCGAGGTGCTGCGCCAGGCGCTGGCCGAGTTGGAGATACAGCGCGTGGTAGCCTCCAACGCGCAGGGGCATACGTTGCAGCGCGATGTGTTGGGCGCAGTGACGGCGCGCGGGTATCGGGAGGGGTGGCTGGATCAGCCTTTTATGGCCCGGCAGGTAGCGAAGGCGGTCGAGGAGTTAGGAGAACTGGCGGTGCTGTTCGATTTTGGCGCGGGCCATTGGTCCTGGGCCCGAGAGATCTGGGACGCGGCCAGGGATGCACGGGAGGCCTTCGATGCTGAAACAATGGGGTGGGTGGATGCCACGGTGACCGGTGACGTGCGCGATGAGGTGGCGGATGTGTTGATTCCACTGCTGTGCATCGCCGAGGTTGCGGGGTTCGATGCGTTGGAGGCAGTGCGGCGGAAGGCGCTGGGGGATGTGTCGAGAGGGAAACGACAGGGGGTGCAGAATGGGTGATCGGGCGTGGCAGCTGGAGGATGCGCGGCTGGTGGCGCGCGTGGTGATGCAGTGGTTAGGCGATGCGTGTGAGCGCATTGAGGTGGCCGGGTCTGTGCGGAGAGAGAAGCCGGAAGTGAAGGACATCGAGTTGGTCTATATCCCGAAGATGGTCACGGGCCAGGCAACGCTCTTCGGCGATGAGGTCCAGGTCTCAGCGATGGAGGAGCGGCTGCAGGCGCTGGTACGCAGTCAAAAGTTGATGTGGGATGAGTTGACGCCACGGCACGGCGAGAAGTATCAGCGGCTGATCCATGTCAACAGTGGGATGGTGATCGAGCTGTTCAGGGCTGACACACGGAACTGGGGTGCGATTATGGCGATCCGCACGGGGCCGGAGGACTACATCAAGATGGTGGTCAGCCATAGCTGGCAAAATGGGGTGATGCCGGTCGAGATGGTGCAGCGCGACGGTTATTTGTGGCGGCACGGGGTGATTGTGCCCTGTGAGAGCGAGGTGCAGTATTTCGAGGAAATCGGCATTCCGTGGTGGGCGCCTGCGGACCGGCACGCGGGGCGGTTATCGTTGTGGGCGAAGAGCAATGCGTTGGTCGCAAGATTTGAGTAGTCAAAATAAACAGGGAGGTACAGGAGATGAGTGATATCAATCAATTTATTCAGAAGTGTGTAGAGAAGAAGGCGGCGGGCGAAGCGCAGCAGGTGGCAGCGGAGAATCAAAAAGTACAGGAGCATCTGGACGCCTGGTTCGAGGCTATGGAGGAGGTGAGGGACCGGCTGCCCCAACCGCTGCGGGCCTATGTGGATCTTCCTCCGTATCGGGATTGGGTCGAGCGTTCTGATCCAGACGATAAGGCGTTTATGGTGGTACGGCTTGGGGATGCGGACGGGGCTAACCTGCGGGTTTTTCTACATCCTGGCGAGCTGCGCTATCCAGAGAATGGAGATTGCTATTCGCGGGTTCCACGTTACGAGGTTGGTTTAGGCCGGCAGAGACGGACATACGACGATGGCGAAACCTTTATCGAGTATGGACACTGGGTGGCTTTTGACGATCTGGAGATGGCGGTCGCGGCAGCCTATGAGGAATTGCAACGGCCCTTGCCGGAGCAAGAGGATACCGTAGTGGATGTGGCGAGCGTCACTATATGTCCGCTGTTGATGGCGGCGCAGCCAGACAACGCATTGCTGAGAGAATCGGCGTGCATCGGGGATCAGTGCGCATGGTGGTTATATTCGCGGTGTGCGATCTCTGGGCTGGCAGTAAGGGAGGCTTAGGGATGAAGACGTTGGCGATTGTGAACCAAAAGGGAGGCGTCTGGAAGACGACGACGGCGGTGACGGTGGCGCACGGGCTGGCGCTGTGCGGCCTGGATGTGCTGCTGGTGGATCTGGATGCGCAGGGGAATGTGGCGGATTGCCTGGGGATGAAGAAGGGGCCGGGGCTACACGATTTCCTATTGCGCGGGGCGGGATTGCAGGCGATTACGGAGAGCGGGAGACCGCATCTGGATGTGATTATGGGCGATCCGATGACGGCGGAGATGAAGCGCTCGCTGGCCGGGGACCCGTTCGGCATCTTCAAGCTGCGGGACGCGCTGGTGGATGTGGCGAGCGAGTATGACGTGTGCGTGCTCGATGCAGCACCCGGCGCAGATATCCTCCAGATGGGGGCGCTGGTGGCGTGCTCGCACTTTCTCGTACCGGTGGGGTTGGCTGATCTGGCAGTGATCGGGGCGGTGGATGCGCTGGGAATGGTGGCCTCGTTGAAGAAGCACGATGCGTTCAAGGGGCAATTCCTGGGCGTGCTGCCGACGCAGTGGGAACGGACGACGACGGAGAGCCAATATCAACTGGAGATGATGACATCGAAGTTTGGCAATTTGGTGTGGCCGCCGATCCCGGTGGATACGAGAGCGCGCGAAGCGCCCCGCTATGGCCTGACGGTGCTGGAATACGCAATGGACAGCCGGGCCGTGCGGGGGGTCCAGGTGAATGGGCGTGCGGTGGGCGGATACGCGCACATGGTAGCGCGGCTGCGCAGAGAAATGCGGCTGGAAGATGGGCGGCCGTGCACGACACGGGTAGATTAGCAGGGGGCGGATATGGAAAGTACGTGGGATACGCTATTGGAGAAGACGCTCGAAGACGTGAAGGCCGGGGATGCGCAGTCTGCGGTGCAGGCCGGGAAGCAAGCCCAGGCGGAGCGCGGGCTGACGAAGAAACAGCGCAAGGAGAAGGGGCGGCAGGCGGCGCGGGTGCGCGTGTTTTACGATGTGCCAGACTGGTTACGGAACGCGATCCAGGAACAGGCAGAGATAGAGCGGACGTCGGCGAGCAGCCTGGCCGCGGCGTTGCTGGCAGAGGGGTTGTGGGCATTGCGCGCGGGGAAGGTGGATTTGCATAAGCGACCCAGCGATTCGCCACGGTTCGACTGGATTGTGGAGGTGCGAGAGCGCGATGCGGGAGGTGGGTTTATGCGGGTTTTCAAGTCAAAGGGTGACATTGTAGGGTGACATTGAACAAAGTAACGGTGACATTGTAGGGTGACATTGTAGGGTGACACAGGAAAAAAGACAATGACACCCTTTGACCTACCAGGACGCACGGAGAGCGGTTTTACAGACGAACACGGGCTATCTATCCAGAATAAAGAAACAGGGCTTAGAAGTCAAATTTGAAGGAGGTAGGGATATGGACATCGGATTGTTGTGGTACGAGGCGCAGAAGGATAAGCCGTTGGCGGCACGGGTACGGGATGCGGCAGCGGCGGCGTTGCGGCGGCTGGGGCCGGTGGATACGTGCTATGTGCATCCAACGGAGTTGCCGGACGGCGACCTGGTGATCGAAGGGGTGCAGGTGCGCTCTTCGGCGCGGGTGCTGCGCGGGCATTTGTGGATCGGACAGGAGAGCCGTCCGGCTGTGGTGAGCAACCGGACGGCGGAGCAGGACGCGCTCAACGAGACGTTGAGCCTTGCACCGGGATTCGGGCAGTTGTCCTTGCTCTCATTATAGCATAGGTAGCTGGAGCGATATGCTGAAGCGAATGACAAGACAAACGTGGGCGTGGTTCGGGTTGTGGCTGCTGGCCGCGGCGATGCCAGCAGGGTTGTGTCTCGCGCTGGCGCGCCTGGCTGGGGCAACGTGGTGGCTGGCCGGATTAGTGTCCGGCGTAGCGTTTGTGATGACGGCGATTGGTTTGGCGTGCAGCGCACTATCTAGTTTGATCAGCGAGGTGAAACATGACAGAACAGGCCGGTAACTATGGCGGATTTTCACAGCCGGGAGCACGATCCTCCCGGCAGGAGAACCTGGAGACTGAGGTACGGATGCCGCTGGCGCAATCCGGGGTGCGCAGTGGCGCGGATACGATCGCGGCATTGTTAATCCTGGGCGCGTTGTTGGTGATGGGCCGTTGGGCGATGTGGTTCGCAATTGGGTTGTTCTTGTTCTCAGAGTATTACGATGATGCAATCGACAAGATTTCGGCGCGGGTGCTCGATCCGATGGCGACGGTGGTCGATGTCGGGGCGGCGTTCTTCAAGTGGACGTGGCCGCTTTTCGGATACAGCATCTTGCGGGTGCTATTCCCGATCACGTGGACGATGGAAGAGATGCTGTGGCAGAGATCGACCGTCGAATTCGCCTGGCCGTTTGTGTTTCCGTGCGCGATACCGTGGGGATTGCCAATCGGCCCGGGGCTGCGCGTGATCCTGCTGATTGTGATGATTGCGCCGCTCTTCACCTGGCGCAGCCTGCGGGATCGAATGAAGTGGTCGATCGAAGAGTTTACCCCATTTGGCCCGATCAACGTGGCCGAGTTGGGCATCGACCCGCGCAAGTGGGGACCGAAGACGGAGTCGCCTGTGGTGCAGGGGAAGGGGATCATCATCGAGAAGACGGATTATGAGCCGCATATCTCCAGGGCCGCCGAGGGCGTCTATATCAGCAATGGCAGCGGGCGTTCGACGGTGCGGGTGGATATGCGCTGGGTAACCTACGGGCAGTGGAAGGAAGTAGCGCGGCTGTTGATCGAGGAAGAGCAGCCGTTCACTGAGGAACTGCTCGGGCGCGGGCGGGTTTTCTCCACTCACGGGCCGAAGGCCCCGGAGTACGGAGCGAATCTGGGATACAGGTTCTTCAGGGACCAGATGATTCAGGCCGGATATGCGGAGTATCGTGGCGGACACCCGAATGAAGGGGTTACGTTGACGGAGGCGGGAATAGATTTCTTGACTCGCCGGTTTATCAATGAAGACGAGGAGAATAGCGATGACTATGATTCAGATCAGTCCTGAGATGGTGTGGCAAGTGGCAGAAGACGACGATACGGGGTTCGTCAGTTCGTCAGTCAGTCAGTCAGTCAGTCAGAGAGGGGGTGACGAACTGACTGACGAACCCCTCGGAGTGGGGGAGGGGTCAAGTTACGCGGTGATGGCGATGGCGCGGGCAGTGCTGCCAGCGTTGATCGGGCAGGTGGTGGATCGCCCGATCACCACAATTGAACCGTTGGAGCAGTATGGTCGTGTGGTGGTGGCGCGGGTGGTCCCGCAGGCCACGGTCGATCCGGTGCTGCCGTTGATACTGAGGCCGCAATCGCGCGGGTATGTGTTTTGGTATCAGCGCTACTGGCGCGGGTTGATGCGGTTTCTGAACGCGGCTGAGGTGCCGGGCTTGCAGCGGCGGATGCGCAGCCTTCAGCGTCGATTGGTGATGCAACTGCCACGGGAGGATTTGTCCCCACGGGAGATGGCGTTCTTTATGACGTGGCTGAGCCACGGGCAATTGGGCGATTACGAGCTGAGGTTGAGCAATGGCGGGCTGGCATAAGGTCGCGGATGTGCTGCGCGCGAGCAATGGGGATGTGACGGAGAAGGGCCTGCGCGCGTTGGGTCTAGGGTATGACAAGGTCCGCTGGATCGTGGTGCGGTTGGAAGCGATGGGGCTGATCCAGCGGGTGGGGTCGCGGCGGCAGCGCGTATTGGCGCTGCCGTTGGCTGAGGCGGTGAGCGCGGTGCAGCGGTTGACGCTGCCCGCGCGGATCGAGCGGCGGGACAAGGGGCGCGCGCATCGCGTGCCGGTGCTGGATGTGATGCGCGTGCTCCATGATCCAGGCGGGTTGTTTGCGCCGGGGGCGAGCTTTCCAGCCGACCAGGTGCTGCCGCGTACGTGGGCGCCGGACGAGCCGGACCAGTGGTACATCGGAACGCTGTTCGAGCGGCGGAAGCCGGGGCTGCGGGCGTTGTATGTGTACGATGGGGAGAGGGTGGTCAAGGTAGACGGTAGACGGTAGATACGCCAGAAGACTGGCGTAGACGGGGCGTCAGAGGACTGACGGGGCCGCAGCAGACTGCGGGGGGGGTGGGAATGACTTCACAGTTGACATTCTTAGAGGTAAGCCGGGTGCAGGTGGAGGCCAGCGCGGAGTTGGTGGCGCAGGAGCGCGCGGCGCTGGTGACGGCGCGGTTGTTTACGCGAGGGCAGGTCTCGGTGGACGAGGTGAAGACATTGACGGGACTGACGTACAGTGGGGTGTGGTATCTGATGAGCAAGATCGCGCGGGTGAGTCCGTGTTGGTACGATAAGGATGAGCGGACGTGGAAGATAATGGAGGAGTAGGGAGTATGGTCACTTGTTGGATGTGCGGAAAAGAATTTGAGCCAGACCGTGAGAGGCTGCGTGAGTGGGCTGAAAGTGGGCGTAACTTCGACCCTACAGATTGGGAGTGTTCAGCTTGCTCAAACCTCACGCTGTCTAATGAGCTTGTATTGTTTTGTTCGCAATGCGGAACAAAACTAAGCATAGTCGATTTTCATATAAACGGGCTGAATGGGTGGGCAGATGCAAAATGCTTGACGTGTGGCGGTTTTCATCGGTATATGAGAACTCCGGCCACACCTTGGGAGAGCATCATAAACCTAGATAACTATTACGCCTATGCGGCACAGCCTAACACGTGCATGAAGCTGACTGCGCTATCAGCTAAGCCAGCGGAGAAGCCTGCGCTATCCGCGCAGCAGCTTATGCTTTTTAGTTAGGCGGAATGGAGGCGATATGTACTCAGGAGCTTTTGTGTGGTTGGATATGCACTGGCGATGTACGATCATCGGTTTCAATTGGAATCGCGCCGAGGCGTTGCTGTTCTATCGTGGTGAAAACATTGGGTGGGCTGACGTTTCCCGCCTAACACCAGTTGCACGCGACGCCGCTGGTCGGTTTGCCCGCGTGCCTCGTGAACTGGACGCTGTGCGCGTGAACTCTAACGGTTAGACGGCAAGGCGTCGAAAGGGGAAAAATGAAATACGATTACGATACCATCTATGACGACAACGAGCGATGCGAGATTTGCGAGCTATCGATAATTGCTTGCACTTGCCCGGAGTGCAGCGTTTGCGGCATTGTTGGAAATCCGGCATGTATTGACACCCACATGCCGCGTCAGATGTGGCCCGCATTATGCGAGCCGCCTAACACTGGCATGAAGCCCGACGCCGCTATCGCTCTGGACGGTGGCGAGGATTGCTCAACACGCGGCGCGGCTTATGCCTGAGCCGTTAGGCCGACTTAGGAGGCGCATTATGGGAATTAGTTATCAGTGTTCGATTTACAGATGTAATGACTGTGGCGACGTGTACGAGTACGAGGACGGCAAGCTAGACGACACCGGCGCGTTTACGTGTGAACAGTGTTTGATGATTCGTCGCCTGATGAGTCTCAATTCCGCAGAGATTGCCTTTTCCGGTCTGGGACTATGGGATATTTTCAAGCCAACAAAGGGTGAGCGTGTCTATGTTGGTTCCGTATTGCTTGACCTGGACAATCCGCCGTTTTTTGTAGGCGACGGTATTTATTTCAAGTACGCGCCCGGATTTGTGTTGTTTCCGCGTGGCGTTGGCTAAAATGGTCGTTACGGAGGTAATATGAGCGACAGTCAGATGTGCAGAGATGATCACGGGCATCTGGGTTACATGGTGCAATGCTCAGAGTGTAAAGGCTGGGGGCGATTTGATATGGGCGGATATTTGATAGAGTGCGAAGAGTGCGGCGGGACTGGCGAAGTCTGGATAGGCGAGGAAGATTTCTACCAGCCCGATTACGACTTTACCGAGGATGACGATGAAACAAGCGACACTGTTTGATGGGATGCGGTTGACGCTGGAGCAGGCGGTTGAGCAGAGCCTGGACAGTTTGCGCTACTATGGCGAGCGTTATCGGCACTGGGCGCTGGCGTACAGTGGGGGAAAGGATTCTAGCGCGGCGGTAACGTTCGTGGCGTGGGCGATTCGCACGGGGCAGATTCCAGCGCCAGAGTCATTGACGGTGCTGTATGCAGATACGCGGATGGAGTTGCCTCCACTGCAACGAACGGCGCTTGATTTACTGGCGACGTTGCGCGAGCAGGGCTTTCAGGCGCGGGTTGTGTTGCCGCCCGTTGATGAGCGGTTCCTGGTTTATATGCTCGGCTATGGCGTCCCCCCGGCCTCCAATCGGTTTCGCTGGTGTACACAGCAGATCAAGGTTGAGCCGATGCTGGCGGCGCTGGAGACTTTGCGCGCGCAGTACGGCAAGCTGTTGATGCTGACTGGGGTACGGGTGGGGGAGAGCGCGTCGCGTGACCAGCGCATCGCAGTGAGCTGTAGCGTCAATGGCGGGGAGTGCGGCCAGGGATGGTTTCAGACTTCGACGCCGGAAAGCACGGCGGATACGCTTGCGCCGTTGCTGCATTGGCGTGTGTGCCATGTCTATGATTGGTTGTACTATGATCCGCTCGATCACGGGTATGCAGTCCCGGGTGTTGCGGATGTGTACGGTGAGGAAGAGGTACGCACGGGCTGTGTCGGATGTCCACTGGCCTCGCGGGATGTGGCGCTGGAACGGGTGATCCGCAGATCTGAGTGGGCGCAGCTCACCCCGCTTCTGGAGTTGAAACCACTGTGGCGCGAGCTGAAACAGGCGCGCTGGCGGAAGCGGAAGATAGACCCGGAGCGCAGGCAGGATGGCGCGTGGGGCCGCAATGTGCAACGGATGGGGCCGTTGACGATGGAAGGCCGCGAGTATGGTCTGGCGCGGGTGCTCGATATTCAGCGGCGAGCCGGAGTAGACTTCGTGGACGGTGTAGAGGAGGCGCGGATCAGGGAGATGTGGGTACTGGATATGTGGCCGCGGAAGTGGTCGTCGAAAGATACGAACGCGGATGTACCGTTACGTGAAGCGTTGCGAGTTACGTTAGATGGGCAGTTGGTTAGTCAATCCAGTTTATTAGCAGGAGGTTATTGATTGTGTGCTGGTGGGAGATTGTTGTTATTGTGGTGTTTGTGGTTATCTGCGTAGGTCTAATGATCTCAAATTTTGCCTTTATCGCATAAGTGCAATGCCTGATTTTTTATCGTACAGATGACGGCAAGAGGGAATGAGAAAATCGCCGGGGAATTGGTCATACGTTTTCACGGCTAAAAAAGTGCAGGCATAAGGGAAAAGACATGGTAGGACAAAAATGGACTGTTTTATTTTCTTACTTCAGGGTGAAAACAGGGGTAGACGATGGATGTAGATGATGAGGTATCAGTCTTTCCAGATCAATGTCCGGTGTCGAAGTCGCGGATTGTATTCAATTGCGCGACCGGTGGATGTCCGTTTCTTGGGTATACGCCGCAGCGACGGTATTTATACTGTGGGCATCCTGAGCGGGATCAGCATACCAGCCAGGAGCGCCTGGATAAGCGTACGGAGAGGTTGCACTGTCACGCGCGCGGAATCCAGGAAGCGTATGCGGCGCTGCTGTGGCGCGCTTCTCAGAAGTGGGGGCTGGCAGAGGTTTACGCGGAGTGCGTGCCGACCTGCGAGGCATTTGAGATTAAGTTGGGGCCTCAGCCGAACAGGATAGAGCTGTTCACGTTAAATGGGCAATGGGGATTCAGTATGACGATTGACGGCGGGGATTTGGTGTTTGGATACAGCTCGTTCTTGAAGTTTTGTGATCCATATCCGACACGCGAAGATGCTATTGAAGGCGCGATCCGGTTTATTGAGAAGCGGTTTTCCGAGGCTCGGGTGACGCATTCGCGCAGCAAAGCAGTTTTAGCCTGGGCGCAAGGACTGCGTCAGGCATCAATGCAGTTAAAACTATTCTAAGGAGGTAATGAAGCAATGGACGGAGCAGTGTTCGATAAACCGACGTGGGCGATTGTGGAATTGATGGCTCGAAACGCATCTTCAGCCCCAACGAAACGTATCTCGAAGCGTTCGCCAGTCGGCAATGAAGCAATATCCCGGCGAAACGGCGGCTGCAACCACCAGATTTCCCTTGCCAAGTCACGCAAAGATTTCTCGTCCCAAGTTTGCTTGAGCCATTCCAAGCGCAACTCGGTGCCCTGTTCGAATGGTGGTGGATCGGTGCGAATTTCATAGACGACGGTTGCCGAAGTCAAATCGCCGGATACGACAGCCTCGTCCCAGTCCACATAGGCCCAAATCCAGGTTCCATTTCCTGATTTCGGTACAGTCTTCAATTCCAACCGATGCGCCAGGAATTGTACCGAGAGTCGCCCGACTCCTTTCGAACCGGTCATTTGCCGGCCGAAATAAGGCGAAACGCGCTTACCGGCTTTGTGAGTCGTCCCCACACGCATCCAGAAATCACGGAAATCATCGAAAGTCATACCATGGCCATCGTCACGCACGATGATCTCGCCTTTTGCCTCTACCTCTCCTCCTACTGGCTTCTCTGGTTCGAAGATGATCTCCGAAAAAGTTGCATCAGCATCGTAAGCATTCTTTACCAGTTCCGCTACTGCTGTCGAGGGTTTCCCAACCAGTCGTTCACCCAATTCCTTGAGCAATTGCGCATCTACCGAAAAATTGATGGTCGATTGGATCATGATTCCATACCTCGTCGATGCAACCAACCACGATATTCCAAAACATGCAAGCGAATGCTCTTAGCAATCATACGCGCCAATGCCACCGGGACAGCATTGCCAATCATTCGAGCAAGATTGGTAATGGAGGGCTTCTCGATATCGGGATCGAAGAACTCATAATTAAGGGGAAATGTCTGCAATAGAGCGGCTTCACGCATCGAGATGGCGCGATCCTGCTCCGGATGGCCAAAACGCCCATTGCCAAAACCATAGCACTGCGTCGTGATGGTTGGCGCAGGTTCACGCCAAGCCATACGTCCGTAAACGTTCCTATAAGTCTTGCCTGATTGCTTCGTATGACAGGTTGCCAGTAATTCATCAGGCCAATCATGCCAGGTACCGCCAGGCTTCGATGCCATGATACGCTTCCGATTGAGTGTAGAAAGTCCCATCGTCCTGTGCAATGGATCGCTTTCACTCACCTCCCCTGCCACAATCGGCTCTAAATCGCCGATAGCATCCGCGACAGTTCGATAGTTACCAGGGCAACGGCTAGGGCGCAAAAATTCGACAGGACCGAGCAAAGAAGCTATCAGAATCAAACGATAACGATGTTGCGGAACACCGTAGTCTGGCGCATAAATGCGTGGTTGGAATTCGATGTAGTAACCCAAGTCATCAAGCACGTCATAGAAATCTCGAAAAACCGAACCACCGTCATACGTATGAAGACGAGGCACGTTCTCCATCGTGACAATTTCAGGACGAATGGCTGTGATCAATCGAGAAAATTCATATAGTAACTGCCAACTCTGGTGTTTTCTTTTCATGCGTGTGTACGACGAGAAAGGTTGGCAAGGCGCACAACCCGCCAAAATTTTCAAAGCTCCTTCTGGATACAAGCGCAGCAAACTATCTGGTTCTATGTCTTCGATCTTAGCGTGGATGAATCTCGCACCAGGATTATTCTTCTCATAGGCGTACTGAAAGGAAGTGTCCGCCTCTACTCCTGCAACGACCTGAAAACCTTCGAGAAGAAAGCCATGCGTCAAGCCGCCTGCTCCGGCGAACAGGTCTATTACGGCACAATCGTTCGTTCTCTTCTCGACCATTTTCTCTCGGCCTTGACATATATGTTCACGACTACATAGCTACACTATTATAGTCCAGAAACGGCTAAATGTCGAAGCCCACGTGATACAAACGATCGGCTTCTCTAACCTCGCCATCGGCATAATCCACCGGCTGCAATGTCAACAATGGAAAATTCACGGCTAACTTCCGCAAACTCTCCATCGCTCCATCCACCGGTTCGTCGGACCAGCGGGCAAACATCCGCAGTGCGCGCGGATTGATCTGGATGATCCCCGCCAGCATCCCCGCCACTGACTCGCGGGAGACCGGACGCGCGAATGCGTGAAACGCGCGCCGTCCTACCTGGACGTACACCTGCGGATTGGCGCACGCATTGCGATACCAGTCCGTCTTGCCGCCCCACTCCGCCAGCGCCGTATACGCGCCGGCGGCGGAGTCGTGGCTGTACTCCAGCGGCGTGATCCGGTGCTTGCCTGTCTTTCTGCCGGTCGTGTGCAGCAGCAACACTCGCTTGTCGATGAGCCATCCCAGGCCAAGTTTGTAAATCCAGATCGGCTGTTTGAAAATCACGCGCCAGATTGGTCCCGGTTTGTCATGTGGCGCCAGATGCGTCATCACGACGCGCTCGATCGCCAGATAAATCCGCTGGAATAAACTCATTCCCTGTCTACCGTCTGCTGGCTACCGTCTACCTACCCACGCAGATGCACCGGATACCGGCTGCGCACCCTACCGTCCCCGCGCTTGGCCCAACCAACAGGGAAGCCATCGACGGTGATGAGTACGAACCCCGCCGGGCCGCGATCCGGCCAGAAGCCGCCGCGCAGATAGTTCGCCAGCCGGGGATCGTGTTGCGCCAGGTCGACGACGTCGCGGACGTCCTCGGGGCGCAGCGCCATCGCCAACGCCTGATCGGGCCAGATTTTGTTGTGACGCAGCGAAGCCACCCACCAGCCGGGGCGCAACACGTGCAGCCCCTCCCATAGTTTCGGGTCCATCGGGGTCACGTAGAGGTCGTCGGTTTTGGTCAACAGCAAGGCGTCAGGTGATCGCCGGGGAGATTAGCGAGGTGACGGTGGCCGGGGCCGCGATGTTGCGGGTGGATGTTCCCGCGATCTTTGAGGATGGGCAGAAGGTGCTGCCAGAATATACGAAGTTTTATGGGGCATCGGCGTTGTATGGGATTACGCCGACGGATGAGGCCAGTGCCAGGCACGCGGTTGAGCACTTACGCGCCCGGCCTATCAGCACATACGAGATTCCTTTGCGCGTGTTACCGCAATCTCGGTTGATCAACGATGATGATGATGATGACAGGCCATTTTAGTTGACGGTACAACGCCAGCGGCCATAGTGGGACGGGAAAGGGATTTTTAGCATTGTATTGTACAGGGAGGACATAGACAGATGAGGATTTGACCATTGACGTTGTTAAAGGGGAGTACGTTGCTCGCGTGGCATTGGCCGTGGTCATTGACGTGGCGGTGGGCGTTGTATGTACACTGGCACCGGGGAACGACGTTAGGGTGGCACAAGATGCGGACTCACGTGGGCCGGGGGCTGATGCTGGCATTGAATACGCCGGTGATCGATATACATTTTCAGTCACAGCCGAATATGCGGCGGGATACGGATTTGTGGCGAGTCAATAGGGACGAGGCATATCGCAATTATGCGCGCGCGTTGGGCAGGGATTCGCTAACCGACGAAGAAAAACAGGCGGCTATATTAAATGCGGTGATTGAGAGTGGACAGACATTGTTGGAGAAGGATGTATAATTGAGGTTATAGCTGATCCTGTCCTATTACGAGGCGCGCAATGGGGAAATTGTATTACGGCGATAACCTGGAAATCCTACGTCAGCACATCCACGCTGAGAGCGTAGACCTGATCTACCTCGACCCACCCTTCAACAGCAAGCGTGGCTATAACCTCCTGTTCCGCACGCCAAAAGGCCACGAATCCGACGCGCAGGTTACCGCGTTCGAAGACACCTGGCATTGGGGGCCACAAGCCGAGAAAGAATACGATGAGTTGCTTCACCAGCCCAACACCGACGTTGCCGAAATGATCCAGTCCCTGCGCCGATTCCTCAAAGAAAGCGATGTAATGACGTACCTGGTGATGATGGCCAATCGGCTGTTAGAGCTTTATCGGGTGCTTAAACCAGCAGGGAGCCTTTATCTTCACTGCGATCCTACTGCCAGCCATTACCTAAAGATCGTACTGGACTCCGTGTTCAGCGGCGATAATGTCTTTAGGAATGAGGTTATTTGGCATTATCGAAGATGGCCGGCAAAGCAGAAGAACTTCCAAAGGATGCACGACGTAATTTTGTTTTACTCAAAGACATATCGAGACAACACTTTCAATGTCATGCTAGAGCCATTATCAGTAGGAACCCTGAAAAGATGGAAAGGGAAAAAGAGCCGAGTAGAATATGACGGCGATGTGCGCCTGGTCACAAAAATGACAGACGAGGAATCTGGTGGACGCCCAATGGATGACGTTTGGGATATACCAGTGATCAATTCGCAAGCCGCTGAGCGCCTCGGCTACCCCACCCAAAAGCCCCTTGCTCTCCTGGAGCGCATCATCCAGGCCAGCAGCAACCCCGGCGACCTGGTGCTCGATCCATTCTGCGGCTGCGGCACTGCTGTGCATGCCGCGCAAAAGCTAGGCCGTGAGTGGATCGGCATCGACATCACCCACCTCGCTATCGGCCTGATCGAAAAGCGTATGCACGACGCCTTCCCCGGCCTGACCTTCGACATTGACGGAACACCGAAGGATATCGACGGCGCGCAGGCTCTGGCCGAACGGGACAAATACCAGTTTCAGTGGTGGGCGTGCTCTCTGGTGGGCGCGCAGCCCTACCAGGGCAAGAAAAAAGGCGCTGATAGTGGCATCGATGGCATAATCTACTTCCAGGATGAGAAAGGCCCGGCGAAGAAGATCGTTGTCTCGGTCAAGGGAGGAGAGCACGTTAGCGTCACTATGATCCGAGACTTGCTTGCTGTTGTCGAACGTGAGAAAGCGTCTATCGGCCTCTTCGTCACTCTCGCATCGCCAACGCAACCGATGCTCACCGAGGCTACCAGCGCCGGTTACTACAAATCTGAGTTACTGGGTGCATTCCCTAAACTCCAAATCCTGACCATTGCAGGCCTGCTCTCGGGTGCTGAATCTCCCCGCTATCCTGATCTTTCACGCGGTGCTGTGAGCTTCAAAAAAGCGCCACAAGAGAAACCGGAAGGCGAGCAGCAGCAGCTTTTCTAATATAGAATAGAAACAGTCTGGACCCGGCAAGGTGAGCTTGCCGGGTTTTTTGTTGGGTGGAAATATGACAGAAAATGTCATATATTTGAAGAACTGTCAAGGGGGCTTGGGTATACTAATGCTAGAAGGCTGATGGTTTATGGTAGTCGGCGAAATGTCGATGCTGACCGGATAGGCGTTGAGCGAAGGGGGAGACCACGATGGGTGTGCCAGATCTACAGTTTGATGGAGCGTTGATTTCGGGCGCGGTGGGGTTGCTGACCTCATTGTTGCTGGCGTATGTGCCGGGGTTGAACGCGTGGTGGGAGACGTTCACGCACAAGCGCGAGGCGCTGGCCGGGGTGGGTTTGATTCTGGCGGTCGCTATGGCGGGATTGCACTATGCGGGCGCGATCAATCTGGGCCTGGGGCCATTTGGGTGGCCGGTGATCTGGCAGGTATTGGGCGCGTGGTGGATGTTCGCCGGGGCCGGGCAGTTGGCCTACACGGCGCAGCGGTCTGTTACCAAACAGTGAGTCAGATGGATGGAAAACATCCAGCAGATGATTCTGGAGCAGCTGCGCACGATCACAGCGGAGACGCAGCGCATTCCGCAGATTTTGGCGCAGTTGGCCGCAATCTCGGCGGCGCAGCACCGGCTTGAGCAGCGAGATGAGGAGCAGGCGCAAGCGATTGCGGAGCTGAAGAGCCGCAATCACGAGTTTGTAGCGTCGTTCACGATTCTCTCTGGCGAATTGAAGCAGGTGCAGCGCGACATCGATGGCCTGAAGCAGGAGGTGATGCCGCTCAATATGGCGATCCGCACGATCAACGCGACCAGCTTGCGGGTAGAGAAGCTAGAGGCGGCAGCACTGGGAAAGGACCGACGCGAGCAGTTCGACGCGACGATGAAGGAGCTGGACGACTGGCGGCCGCTGATCAAGGGAGTGCGCTGGTTTTTGTTGATCGCTGGCGGGATTCTGGCGACGGCGATCGTGACGGGAATTCTGTGGGCCGTAGGGCAGAGCGGGGTGTTGGGGCCGTGAGTTTGCACAAGACGCCGTTATTCAAGCGGATCATCAGACTGGCAAAGCGGTTTGCGGGAATTCAGAGTGAATTGACCGGAGCAACCGGAGAGCTCGCGGATATCGCGGAGGCGTATATAGCGGAGCGGAGGTTGTGCATCCGCTGTGGGACGCCGTTAGACGAAGAGCTACGCTGCCCGGCGTGTTTTGAGCGTGAGGGGGCAGGGCAAGCAGAGGTGACGACCGATGAGTGTTGAGCAATTGGTAGCGATAGCGACGCAACTTGCAACGGTAGCTGGCGACATTTCGCAATGCTCAGAGAAATTGGTGAGCTTGGCCGAGAAGCTCTATAACACGGATATGCCAGCGTGGACCGACCTGCGGGCGCAACTGGCGACGAATCCGGCCCCGGATGAACCGTGGTTGAAGGCGCGGGGGATCAAGGATTGGTGGCGGCGAACACCGGAGCAGATCGACGGGATCACGATTCACCATGTGGCGAGCGTGGGGACCCCACAGGCGACGGCGATTTATTGCACCAGGCCGAAGGCGCAGGGAGGCAAGGGGCTGCCGAGGACGCAGTACAACTATTGGATTGATCCAGACGGGACGATCTATTACTGTCTGGATGTGCTGTATGGGCCGTGGCACGACAATTGTGGGCATGAGAATACGCACGTGTCGATAGCGATGAATGGGGCGCTGCATCGCACGCAGCCAACGACGACAGCATTATTGAGCACGGCGCGGCTGGTGGCGTGGTTGATGCGGGAGTACGCGATTTCATTGGAGAATGTCACCGGGCACAACGAGTGGGCGATGCGGTGCCTGGGCCTCAGCAAGAATTTTACACAGTGCCCGGGTTGGACGGTGATGGGGTGGAAGACGAATTTTTATGCGGCGCTGGACGGAATGTTGGAGGAGCGCGCATTGAGCAGCCTGGCATTCGGTGTGCGTGCGCAGGCGATGGTTGAGATCGACGCGGAGGCGCAGCAGGAGTTGGATGCGCTGGGCCGCGGGGAGGACGACGATGGACATTGAATCGGTAGCGGATGGGGCGACGACCACAATCCCCTCAGCCCTTTCCACCATAGCGCCAGAGACAGCGACAAGCATCCCTCCGGTCGCGCCTCATCCGCTGCCGGTCCAGGAGCCGCTGTCCGACGAATTTCAGGCGGCGTTGAATCCGTTAGAAGAGGCGCAGTTGCGCAGTATGGAAGCGCGGCGCGTGTTTGAGGCGACGACGCCGATCGAAGCGTGGATGGACGACTATTTCGACCTGATCGCGGATGGTTGGTCGTGGCGGCAGGCGGTGTATATACTGTGGGCCAGCCAGCCACAACCGCGCACGCCGAAGACGCAATGGGAACTGGCAACACAAATCCTGGGATTGGCGAGCGACCGGGTGATCCGCGATTGGCGGTCTGGCAATCCATTGATCGAGACGCGGATTGCGAAGTTGACGGCCTCGGCGCTAGTGAAGGCCCGGGCGGATGTGTTTGCGGCCTTGATCGCGGCGGCGACGGACCCCAGTTATAAGGGGAACCGGGACCGCCGTTTGTTGTTGGAGATGACGGGTGATTATGTCCCACGGCAGGCGCTGACTATCGGGCGACCGGATACGCGCGCGGCGATCGAGGAAGCGGATACGGAGACGCTGCGGGCGGTGGCGTGGGAAGTGGTAGACGGTAGCCAGTAGACGGTAGACGGGTAGAGATGGCGACGCGGGACGAGTTGCGGGGGGAGGCGAAACGAGAGTTAGCCAGGCGGGAGTTAGCACGGCGGGATTTCTGGGACTTTTGCCGGTACGTGTTGCCGATGTATCCGGTAGCACAGCACCTTAAGGTTTTAGCGAAGCACCTGCAGCAAGTCGAGCGGTATCTGGAGACAGAGGGGCGCGAGGGTGTAGGCCGGTTGATGGTGAATTTGCCGCCCCAGTATTGGAAATCCACGACGGCGACGGTGTTGTTTCCGGCGTGGCTTTTGGGGAAGCACCCGGAGAAGCGCGGGATCGTTACCGGCTATAACGCGAGCCTGGCGGTAGGGTTCTCCAGACGGGCGCGGGATGTGGTCGAGAGCGAGGCCTACCGGCGCATCTTCGGCGATCTGGCTGGGCTGGACAGGGTGATCCAGTTGGACCGGGAGAGCCGCAGCGCGGAAACGTGGGGGCTAGACGGGTTCTTCGGCGGGTTGAGCGCGGCGGGTGTGGGCGGCGGGATTACCGGGAAGACGGCGCACTTTATGATCATCGACGATCCACACAAGGACCGAGCCGACGCGGAGAGCGAGTTGAGCCGGGAGGCGATATGGCAATGGTACGCAAGCGCGGTCTATACCCGGTTGCAGAAAGGCAGCCCGATTATCGTCATCCAGACGCGCTGGCATAGCGACGATCTGAGTGGAAGACTGCTGAAAGCAATGGCGGACAATCCGCTGGCAGACCGTTGGACGGTATTGAGTATGCCAGCGATCGCGCCGGAGATAGAACAGAATGCGCCAGCAGACTGGCGGCAAAATGACGGAATGGCAGAGATGCCGGTGCGCGAGCAGTTGAAGTGGGGAGAGACAGCGTGGACGGAGACGGAGCCAACGCAGGCGGACTGACGGCAGTACAGGTGGACGCGCTGAAGCGCGGGTTTTGGGTAGGCCCTGATCCGCTGGGGCGCGCGCCGGGTGAGGCGCTGTGGCCAGAGCGCCACACGGTCGCCGATCTGGAACGGGTGGCGGCGAATATTGGGCAGTACGAGTTCGCGGCGGTTTACGGACAAGCACCACAGGTGCGGACGGGCACATTAATTCGAGCACACGAGATTATCCCGGTGCGATTGGAGCAGTTGCCGGAGACGCTGCAACTGGCGCGCTATT